AAATAAAAAGAATAGACCATTGCAAATGTAATGTGAGAGCAAGTAAAAATGCCGAACAGGCATTTTCTACGCAGTGATATCTTTACATTTGCAATGGTCTATTCTTTTTATTTTCGTCTGTTCCCTAATGAATTAAATAGTAAATTAATATTTTTTTATTGCTTTTTTTCTAAAAGTATAGTAAAATGATTAGGTCAGTTTTTGACAAGCTTCCTTGGCTCAGTTGGTAGAGCGACGCATTCGTAATGCGTAGGTCGCCGGTTCAAGTCCGGCAGGGAGCTGATGAGTGGAAACCCTTGTAAATCAAGGGTTTTTCTTATGCCCGGATATAAAAAATTCTGTCCGCAAAGAGCGGATTTTTGCAATCTTATCGACCACTTATCGACCATCCAGAAAAGTTAGGCTTTGTTCGTCAGAACATTTTCCAGAGTATCAGCAGCTTTTCGGTCGAGTTCTTTTAGAGCATGGCTGTAAATATTTAGTGTTGTAGTTACGTCGGCATGTCCTAATCGGCTTGAAACCGTGCGAATATCAACATTTGAACCGATCAGCAGGGTGGCGGCGGTGTGCCTGAGCCCGTGGAGAGGAATAAGCGGTAGTCTGGCGCTTTCATCTGTCTGGGCGGCGTTGTAATTGTTGATAACGCGGTGTAAAATCTGGTAAGGCGTTTCAAGTCCCATCATTTCCCCATTCCAGCGGGTAAAGATATAACCGCCGTCTTTCCATTGGGAGCCAATCGAAAGCCTGTAATATGCCTGTTCTTCCTTCCATTCCCGCGCCAGTGAGAGAACGATCGCCGGAAGCGAGATAAGGCGGGCGGACTTTTTCGTCTTAGTGCTCTTCACGATGAGTTTTTTCTTTACGCGGCAAACGCTTTTCATTATGCTGACAGTTGCCTTTTCGAAGTTCAGATCATCCCATGTGAGGGCGATGAGTTCTCCTCGCCTGCATCCGGTAAAAATTGCCAGGTAAAAGAAAAACTTATATTGTGTCATGCTGCGTCGGTTTGCCCTGAGATCATCGAGGCGCTGCGCCGTGGTGTTGAGCGGGTGTGCCAGCCTTCCGGATGCAGTGTAATAGGCTGGATTATTCAGAGCTTCGAGAAAGTGTTCAGCTTCCGGTTGCGAGAAGAACACGATCTTCTCGTCTTCTGGCGTGTCCGGTGCTTTTATCTGTACGCGCTCCATCGGGTTCGCGGTTAGAAGATTCCAGCGGACAGCCTGCGAGAGCATAGCAGACAGAACTGCGGCTTTACGCTTGACCGTACCACATGAGAGCGTTTCCCCGGAACCGTCCGACTTTTTACGCTTCAGCAGAGTATTTACATATTCCTGCAAATAGAGCGGCGTGAGGTTTTCCAGCGTCATATATCCGAACGCGCTTATAAATTCATTGATAGCTGATTGAGTAGATTGTAGCGTTCGCGGTGCCTGGTTCTCTTCGGCGTATTCTGCCAGATACTTGGCGGCGTACTTCTCAAATGTCATAGTTTGCCCGTCTGTGTACTGCCCCGTTAATATCTTGCGTTCAAAGTCGGCTGCAAATGCATTGACTTCTCGTTCTATGACAGTTCTGGCTTTTTGCTTGCCTGTTTTCGTCAACAATTCAGGTGTGAATGTCACAGATCGGGTTATTTTCTTACCGACTGAATTACGCCCACAGCTGACAGTTATCAGGTAGGCTGATTCACTTTTCTTTTTAATGTATGCCATAATCAATCCTCCTTTTTGATTTAGAACAGTTAAAAACGGCGCCTTAGAACAGTCTAAGACGCCATATTACGGTTAAAGAAAAGGCAACTCAAACCATAACATAACCGTTCTTTTATAAAAATTGTACCACACCACGGACGGCATTAATAGATGTATAAAAAAATTTAGAATAATTTAATTTTTCCCTGTCGAACCAATTCCTCCCCTGTCGAGGTTGCCTAAATCTTCTACTTTCTGAAATTCAATTTCCGGTTGATGCTTTACAATTCTGAACTGACAAATACGGTCATTGATATGAATTACCGTGTCTCGCATCGCGTATGCTGGGAAATGCCATTGATCGTTATCTCCACGATATGATTCATCAATAACGCCCATGCTGTTAGTCTGGATAATGCCAAAATGTTTAAATGTACTACTACGTGGAACCATCAGAGCCTCATATCCTTCTGGAAGCTGCATTGCCACTCCTAAAGGAATCAGAGCAAATTCACCGCCTTTCAAAACAGTTTCTTTGGCACATCTAAGGTCGATCCAATCGCCTACAGTGATTTTTTCGATTTTTTCAATTTCATTACTCAGGTATTTGATTTTAATGGTATTCATTGACATCCTTTGTTCCTTTCATGTATAATAATGATAACTCGTCTAACACGTTTAGAATGAGCATCTGGCTTTCGCATAACGATTGCCAGTTTTTTATTTTGTGCACCTACAATTCATAATCAGGATATACTGCCGCCCATACGTCTTTGTGATAAGTATTGACCTCTCCATAATTGGCGTCAAATACCTTTTTGACTTCATATCCAAGACGTTCCCCGGCAGCTTTTAGTTTTCGCCATTTGAATGTTTTCCAGCTGACACCATTTAATGCTGCCACACGTTTGATGGAATACCAGTCTTTGCTAACATCAAGCTGACGTTTTAGCTCTTCTTCACGGTCAAGGCTTTCAAGGAGTTGAGCAATAGCATCCCGATATGTAACCGGTGTGCCATCATCGTTTTTCTTCTGGAAATAGCTGTCTACCAGGCGATCATAGACTTCCCATGCTGTATCAGTATTGAGTGATTTGGCGTGCATAAAAGCACCTTTTTCAGTCCAGAGATATAATTTATTAATCCTAGACGATTCGTGAATTTCCAGATTTGTTTTATAACGCTTCAATTCATCACCTGTTAAGCATATAAAATGTTTACCTTCAATGTATCTTGAACGATTATAATTAAAATTGTATGAGATTGTCTTGCTGTCTGTTCCATATACTTCCGCCAACTGTTGGCTTGTCAGAACACGTTTTCCTCTATATTCAATTACCTGTAAGTTATTCAATATTTATCCCCTCCCGGCTATTTCTCATAATATCCGCAAGCATATCCACAGCACTTTCAAAGTCCCCGATATTTTCGATAAAATAATCCCACGAATTATTTTCCTCATATGTTTTAAACTGCGAATTTTCGCTTATTCTGCGTTCCTCGAAGTTCTTATCGCCGCGTTCTAAAGCGCGTTTTAATGCGATTTTATATGGAGTGGATATATAAATTTGAACAAAGTTATATGATTCTCCGGCATTCCGAATCAAACTTTCAACTCCATTTGGATCAATTACATACACATCAGATTGACTTAAAATATCAGATGTCACAAAATACTCATAGCCGTTAATGCGAGTATACGCCACGATATCTTGACGAAACTGTTCAACTTCTTCTGGCGTAATGAAAATATGATCCGATGTTTCTGAATCTTCATTGGGGCGCATCGGTCTGGTAGTATATGATTTTACCATTTTCAGCCCCAGGCGTTTACACGCTTCTCTGGCAAGGCTACTTTTTCCGACAGCGCTGCGGCCGGCAATCAAGAAGATAGTTTTTTTGTTTCTTCTGGATTCCATGAGCTCCAGACTGTCCAAAAACTGTTTCATCCAAACATTCTTGTCGGCAGCATCTTTCATAGATTTACCCCATTGTTTGTAAGTTCGGTCTACCTTCATTTCAGCCCATTGTTTTTGTTCTTCGACGTATGCCTTTACTACCTCAACGCTGGTATTAAGTGCTGCATCGATGTTGGCTTGCAGGTTGTCAATGGATTGTTGAGAATGCATAGCATAATTTAACTGACTTAAAGCAAACTTTTTCAGATTTTCGTGCTGCGGAGTAGGAGCGATCCAGAATTCAACTTCGTGCAAGATTTTCTGGAATTTTTGATTTTCTAATTGCCAATCTATAAGACTTTTCTTTTTTGACTCTAAATCCTTTTCATGCTGTAGTACCATGATCTTTCTTGCTTCATCGAGAGAAATTCTCTGCCATTTAGCCCATTCTCTGGCAGCCTTGTCATATTCTTTTTTATAGAACTCATCAGCTTCAAAATGTTTTGGAATAGGGGATGTGAGAGAAGCGTCTTTCATATTGGCACAAACTCCAAATTCACGGCAGCAAACCTTTAGGAATCCCGCACCAGATGTAATTGTTCCATTTTTGATAAGTTCTGTATAAGCACTTGTCATATTCGACCCGCCTTTCGTCTTTCTTAATTTAATTTCATGTGGGCATGGATTTGCACCATGCACAGTTCCGCTCACACTTCTTACTTTCCCATACCAGATTCACGCCTTTAGCGCTACTACGGAACCCCTCCCCGCGTGTCTACCTATTCCACCACCACATGAAATGCATTATTTTGTGTAATGTATGATGAGGTTGCAAAGGTTCATAAGGACACACAAAAGCAACAGGCCATCAGCATATAAGGAACCACTCCCATGAATTTTCCTGTGACGTAGTTTTCGATAAATCGGATATCCAATAAGCCACAATGCCCACAATGTGGTCATAATCCAAAATCCACCTGTGGATGCATGATAGATTAGTGTTCTCATGCGATCTCCTCCTTTCTGTTCAACTTCTGTTCGATAATCCCACTGATATCAATACATTCGTTCCGGCAGAGAGCAACAGCAGTAGTGACAGCATTCTGCAATTCAGAATCATCCAGCATATCTAACGTTTTAGGCTTCTGCTTACTATTGGAATTATTCAGATGATTTGTAATTCTAGCATTAACGTTGATTCCATATCGATACAGCAACTCTTTCTTAAAGTCCCGCCATCCCTGCGGGAAATCATCGATTCCATGACCGTAAGCACGAACCAATGCATTAATCAACGGACGGTCCGCCCATTCTAATGCTTCCTGGGTAAGCAGATCATTTTCGTTTTGAAGAAGAGTTGCTTGCTGTTCAGCTTTTGCCCTAGCTGCACGTTCCTCTTTCAGTTTAGTGAACATTTCGATTCCCAAATCTGGATTTTCCAGAATCTGATTGATGATGTTCTCGGTTGCATAGATACCATTCTTTCTGATGGACGGAAGAACTTCTGATGTAACCCAGTCGGTAAATCGTTCGGCAGAAGGTTTTCTGCTTTGAAAGATTGTCTTGTACAGATTTGGTTCATTGATAAATGTGGCACACTGTTTTCTGCCTATGCTATCGATGACCTCGGCAGTAGCGACCCCATCTTCTTTTAAACGTTTCTTTACATCTGTAACGTGTGAAATATCTAATGCTTTACACACATCTGCCAAACAAAACATGGGTTCAGAGTTCAAAACAAGTGTTCTGATTTCCCCAAAATCCGCTGATTTAAAAAGCTGTACTGTTTGCATAATAAAATCCTCCTTATTAAAATGTGTATGTTAGTTTGAACTTTTAGATGCTATTGACTATCAGTTGGAAATCTGATTCAAATACCCCTCCAGCATCTGATTACATTCCTCTAGTAGCTGATTCATCGCTTCAATATGGCGATTCTCATTCTCCAGGTGATCGCTCAAACGCTCCCCAAGCTGAATCACATCTTGGCTCTGATGAACCAAAGCCTTCCAAATCTTCTGGTTCATCTGCCACATCTGGCTCACTGTCAGGATCTGAATAATTGCTAATAGAAGGATCCATTTTTTCCAAGGCTGCGGAACTTTCTTTTGGTTGGTGTCCTGTTCGATCCTCATCGCACTCCTCCCTTCATTGTTGGAATATGTATAATGTGTCAATTTGTTCCACGCAAGTAGAAATATTGTATTTTTTCATGTACAATCCGATGTCTATTTCCAAATTTTGGCAGGTGTGTTGATGTCTTTGAATTATGTATATACAAAAATAGTTCAGATCCCTTGAATTATGTATATACATAATTTATAATATATACGTACGCAAGCATATTAATATTGGGAGGTGGTAGAAAAGTGAGTGCAAAGCGTGGCAGGCCGACTAGCAATCCGAAGAAAGAATATATAGTAGTCAGAGCCACCCGGCAGGATAAAGAATTACTCAAGGCATGTTGCCAGCAGCTGGATCAAACTCAATACGAGGTTGTCATGGACGGAATTAGGATGGTATATTCAAACATTCAAAAATTTGGAAAGTGAGAGGGGAGAAGTAATGGAACACAATATTATATTTGATTTAGTAAAAGCCGATCAAAAATATGTAAAACAGTATCAAGATGATTGCGTGTTTAATGCTTCAATTAAGTTATTAATGGAGGGAAGTTTTTCCATTCCGACTGTTATTGAGGTGGTTTCAAAATTATGCCAACTTAATGAAGAGCGGGAAAAACAGCTTGCAGACCTTCAAGAAACTACTATGCCGATGGATTTGCTGATTAAACTTATGGAATCAGCTCGAAACCAAAGTAAAGATACCATTTAAAATATATTTTGATTTTTTTTGAAATTAGGGGTTGACTTATGGCTACCCATATTATATTATGGGTGTACGAAAGTGAGGTGCAAAATGTCGCCTAAAACAGGCAGACCTATCGTTGGAGACGAACCAAAGGACAAGAGAGTTTCTTTGCGCGCTACAGAATCAACGATCAATAAATTCAAAGAGTGTGCAAAAATTACCGGAAAGCGACAAACGGATCTCTTAGAAGAAATGGTAAACGATCTGTATGATAGACTAAAAAAATAGAGTAGCTGCCACGACTACCAATCAAACAGCTACTCTCCATCCCACAATGAAAGTGGTAGTGTAAGTAAATATCTTACACTGCTTATACTACCATCTCCAGGCGGGAATTTCAAGTGTTTGAAAGGAGATTTCACGGAAATGGATTACAAGAAAAACATCAATAAAATGCTGGAGGACATCGACGACCCGAAGATCCTGAGATACATTCACATCATTGTGGAGGATATTCACAAGGACCACAAGAGGACACATTGACCCGTTTTTGGGGCATAAAGTGCTTGAAAATAAAGGCTTTCGGAGTTTCGCTAAAATTTTAGCGAAACTAAAAGTTACTCAAATTAGGGTATATCTTTGGACAGAAAAGGGGGCATTTCCATGTCAGATGATTTCAGAGTAATTGAGAACGCTCTTGTTCCAGTATATGTGACAGATACAGGCGAGAAGGTAGTGTATGGGTCGGAGCTTCATGAAGTTTTAGGCGTAAAAAGTAATTATCGTGATTGGATAAAAAATCGCTTAAACGAGTGCGATGCAGTAGAAAAAGAGGATTATCAGAGTTTTTCACAAAATTGTGAAAAACCTACTGGTGGTAGGCCAAAGCTAGAATACGTCATCAAACTCGACACCGCCAAGGAAATGGCGATGCTTGAGCGCAACGAGAAAGGCAAGCAGGTTCGCAGATACTTTATCGAAGTAGAAGAGAAGTATAAGGAGAGCAGAACGGGGGCATTTGATTATTCTAATTTGTCTCCAGAATTGCAGAGGGTCTGGGCGATAGTTAATGCTCAGACGAAGATCGAACTGGAGCAGAAACGGCAGGCAGATAAGATTGACAAGGTGGAAACCACAGTTCAAAATATGAAAGAAATTTTCACGGAGCCGATTGCTGACTGGAAAGCAGAGATCAATGCGCGGGTCCGGGAGATTTCCATCAAGAGCGGGATCGAGTACCGGGAACTCTGGTCGAAACTGTACGGGGAACTGGAGGTTACGGCTCACACTAACCTGAGCCGGTTGCAGCAGAACAAAATCAAGCGTATGGAGAGAGCCGGAAACACAAAGGCGGCTATCCAGAGCGAAACAACAAAGCTGGCGATCATCTTTGCGAAGCCTAAGCACAAGGCAATTTTCGAGCACATCGTGAAAATGTACGCCATGAGATATTGCGCCTAGTATTTACATGGGGAGTTTTGGCATCAGTGCCAGGGCTCCCTTTTAAGTTTCGCTAAGTTTCGCATCAGAATAGATGCCAGTGTCGAATTTTCGACAGTGGTAATTTCTGCACATTAGTTCAGTGGCTTTTTGATTGCGGGCGAGTTGACAACCATGTTATAATATAAATAAAAGAGAGGAGGAGAAATCATGGCAAATGTATTTGATACAGCTAAATACATCTTAGAGAAGTCTGGTTCTATGTCAACAATGAAGCTTCAGAAGCTATGTTATTATTCTCAGGCATGGGCACTTGTTTGGGATGATGCTCCTTTATTTAATGAGGATTTTCAGGCATGGGCCAATGGTCCGGTTTGTCCTGAGTTGTTTTATAAAACACAGGGAAACTATTCTGCAAGTGCGAGCGATGAAACCGGAGGCATAGGCGACTTGTCCGAGGACCAGAAAGATACAATTGATAAGGTACTTGAACATTATGGTAGTCATGATGCACAGTGGTTAAGTCAGCTTACCCACATGGAGGATCCTTGGATTAACGCAAGAAAAGGCGTACCATCTGGAGCAGGCTGTAATCATGTGATTACTAAAGAAAGCATGGCGTTGTATTATGGCGGGCTCTAAGAAAAATAAGCAAGTAAGGCAAAAAGAAATTCCGAAAGGTAAAAGCATTGCTCAAGGTGGAGATCCTGCACAATATTATTCGCAGACGCCGGCATGGTCATTTGCGAATTCAGATACTGAAATGTGGGCTTTTTCGCAAGGACACATGGGTAAATTGATCTGGACAGAAATATTACCAAGGCTGAAAGCATTTGAAACACAAACTTGGAGTGAAATACTTGTTAAGGACAAAAAACAAAATCATTCTTTGGATTTGGATGATTTAAACAAGATTGCACAAGATAGATTGGCTGAAAAGTATATAGAGGCTGAAGCGCTGATTTCTTTGCGGATAACGGGTAATCATAGATTGTACGGATACATGACAGGCAGTGTTTTCAATGTGTTGTGGTATGATGACGACCATGGAGATAATAGTAAATGTGTTTGTCGTTCGTACCTTAAGCATACTTAGAATTAACACATCCTTGACATTCCCATAGTTATTCCATATAATAAAATCGCAGCTAGAGATAGACTGTATACGCTTGGTAGCTGATACTATGTATTAAGCGTATTTATAAGTACGCCAGTCAAGTGGGGAGAGCAATCATTAATTTGGTTGCTCTTTTTTTGATTTTCCCAGAAAAATTTCAAAAAAAATTTTTTCCGCCACCATGATCGGGCTACTTTTGATACCCCCCTACCCCCTAAATATGTCTAGAAATTTCGTTTTGAAGTGCGATTTTTTTCGATTTTTGACACCGACTCCAGAAATCGACCCAATTCATTCTGGAAGCCTGTTGGATTTCCGTTGAGTCGTTGATGGATGAGACGATCGGAGACTGCATCCAGAGCATCGCCGGAAATATTGGAAGCGATGCCAGAAGAAGCGGAACGGCTCAAAGGCTAACAGCCTGCGGAAACCTTGCGTCGGAATAGACGATCGGCGTAGCATCCGCAGGATGGCAGAAGATTACAGCACAGCCGATCACAGCGACAGGAACAAGCCACATTATACAACGCATAAACCGGATTCGTGGCAACAACCAAAACGGCGATGAAATACTATATAAACATATACATACAAAGCACCAGAACGCCCAGAATCGTTTTGAATAGTATTATGCTTATAAGTGTACGACAGAAGCGAAAAACGGCTTTAATTGGCTTTTAAACGCGTTAAACATAGTACAACAAAACCCGCAGCAGGGCGCGGAATCTATCCATACAACTACCTCCAGTATATCAGCAGTATAATCCACGGATCGCACTAAGTCAACCCCGGGAAATCTGCGGAACGCCCAAATCATGGGGACGAAAGCAGACCACAGAACACCAGGAAGACCCCAGAACAGCGGAAATGCTGCCAATAAGCAGCAGAAGCGGGTCCGTTGCCAAGATATCACAAAACCGCCCAGAATCAGCCTAGAGCCGTCAGAGCGATCAGAAAAAGAGGGATCGAATAGATCCCCCGTCAGTTATCCAGAATAAGCGGCTGAATGCCTAAAGCTGTAAAGAATGCGGAAAAGCTGGAATCATCCATAAACTGAGATGAAGCGATCGATCCGTCCGGTCGCACCTGCTGAACCATATAACCAGATACACCCTCAAAAACTGCACGCGATGCCGTAAATTGCATAGATTGCCTTTCTGCCCTTGACCCTGGGCGCTAGGAAATTTTGAAAAATCCGGGCGGAATCGAACCGCCCAAAGGCAGGCACCAGCCGCCGGATCTAAATTATGCCATCATTGCCGCCTACATCCGCTTGGCGCGCTCAGTCGCCCAGAACAGAATTATAGCGTCGGAAACCTCACGATCATATTTATCCAGCCTAGCCGCATCAAATACCGACAGCACCCGGAACGAATAGATCCCATAGCTGCGGATCGGCTTGACATCATAAGCACGGCATCGGCTCATATGCTGCAAAAACGCCGCTTTTTTACTGGATGCATCCGGATCATGCCATCCATCAAACGACACCAGGAGACCAAACACCCGGCAATTCTTCCGATCGTCCTCAAAATACGATCCGCCCCATTCAGCTACCCGGAATTCGATCCCGGAATTCTCCAAGAACTGTTTTATTTTTTTCATGGTTTTATACCTCCATTTTCTGATTTTTTGGAAAAGGCAACCGGGGAAACGATCCCCGGTAAAAGTCCAACTTGACTAAATTTTAAAGATCATCGGTCCGGAAGAAGTCAACCAAGAGCCGGAATCCGTAGCCACCGGCGAAAACCGCCAGAACATAAACAAAATCAAACATACAAAATCCCCCTTTTTAACTCAATCGTTTACAATCTCCAGAACCCGATCATCATCTGCGACATCCGGCAAGAACGAGCCAAGAGCATCAATCGGAATAAATAAGTTGTATCCGTCAAAGCTCTGGAAGTGTGCCAGGCAATCATCATTTGCCAAGTAAACATATTCCCGGCCATCATCAGCATTCTTATAGATTTCGCCGATCTGGTAGTAGCTTGCCGCCTCCCGCGCTGTCGTTGTCTTCAGTTCCTCGAATGTAATATTCAGCTTTCCGTCTGCGTCTCTAAATCTCTTCATTTTTTATTCTCCTTTTCTTTTTTTATATTTTGTCATTAGCTTCAGCGCGGAGAATTTCCAGCGCTTCATCTTGGTTGTTTTTAAATCTCTTTGTTATGTACATAATTATATATTGTTATGTACATAATTACTATTGACATTTTGCATAATATTATGTACATAACTTTGTAAAATATTGATATGTACATAACTTGATTTTTGTGATAGAATTATGTTAGCGGTGGAAAGGGGGCTTTTTTATGGTAATGTCTCAAGAAAGAAAAAATTATCTATATGACTACCAAAAGAAAAAATTGAAGCGCGTCCCGCTCGATCTAAAACTGGAAGATTACGATAATCTAAAATCAGCAGCAGAGCAAGCCGGGCAAACCGTGAACGGCTACATCAAGCAGGCGATCGCGGAAAAGATGGAGAGAGAAGCGGGAGAATAACCCGCCTCTTTTTTTATGCCATCCCCAGAACCACAGCCGGATCGAAGCGGAAGAGGAAACCATGCAGAAACTTGCTGTAGTAAGCTCCACGGGCTTTCATCGCTTTATTTTCCGCGATGTATCCAGCCCGATCTAGTTCTTCAGCGATTCGGACGATCCAAAGGTCCGATCCGTCTCTGGTATCCTGTCCGCGGGTGATCTTGTAGGTATAGCCAGATTTTTCCGCGATTTTCTCCGGTTCTTCGGTTGCCTGCGGTTCCTGTGCTGTTTTGGTGGACTTGCGGATCGCTGGATCAGCTTTTGGATTTTTGAGCCGTGCCGTTTTTGGTACGATCGCGATGCTTTCGCCGTTATTCTGGCAGCATCCGAAATAATAAAAATCAACATCAAAATAATCGATCATCCCGTCACAATCCTCATAGTTATAGGACTTTACAAACGCATCCACGTCATCAATAACCGCCTGCGTTGCCTCATTTAATACTTTGTAAAAATTGCCATGCTCAGCGGTGATCCGGTTGTATTCTGCGGTAAAATCCTCATCATTCCAGGTGTCCAGAGTCCAAAGGTTATTCCGGTTTGCTTTGCGTAAAAATGCGATTTTATCATCATTGGTCAGCTCATCAACAGTCTTGTAAATCTCGATCGGGCTTTCTTTCAAAGCAACATGTAATTCTTGACACATGGACGCGTAGGACGTTCTAACGCTAAATTTATAAGTCGGATATTTTTCTTTCACATATGCCCGGACGATCTGAGCTACTTCTTTAAGTGAGCGATCCCAACTATGATTTGATCCCTTCCATCCGAATTCGGTATAAAATTCTGAACGGGTGCCCGATGCTGTTTCATGGATTGTTTCGCCCGTCTTTTCTTCCTGGCGATTCTTCCAGATTGCGAAAAGTGCATCATACTGGATGTTAATTTCTTTCATGGTCTCCTCGTTGCCGCCGTTATCCGGATGATTCGCTTTCAGTAAGCCTCTATACTGATTTTTCAGATCCTCATAAGATGTTACATTTTTAAAGTATTTCATATATACCGCCCTTCTTAATCGAAAATGATTATTTCATTTGTTTGATAATGCTATTATAATCAAAAATGATTATAAAGTCAATAGTAAAGCATAATTAATAATGATTATATTTTTTTGCCCTTGCTTTTTTTCTAATCAAATGCTATTATTTCCATAAAGTGAGGTGATAGCATGGGAGCAAGTAAGCAAATCAAACAAGTAATGATCGAGAAAAATATAAAAGTTTCTGAATTAGCCGAAAAAATCGGGATGAAGCCGCAGCCACTCAGCAATAAACTTTTTCGAGATTCGATGAGTTATTCAGATGTTGAAAAAATCGCTGAAGCCCTTGAATGCGATGTGAAAATCATCGACCGCGCAACCGGGAAGGAGTTCTAAACCCTCCCGGCTTTTTGCTTGCGTTTTATTTATATGAATGCTATGCTGTTAATATTGGGAAAATTCGAAAATACTTCCAGAAAATAGAATATAGTGTACTTAACCGGGGAGCCGGGGGACGAGCGGCACCGCTCCGAGCATATACGGAGGTGGTGCAAATGAGCACATATGAGAAAATAATGCTTGCTATTGCTGTTGCCGGATTAATTCTTGATATACTCAAATAGACATAAAAAATAGCCGTCCTGTACTTTGGCGAGTCACGTGACAGCTATTTTTTAATAGTTTCTTATTCGCCGGGGCGGAAAAAATGCTTTTCTTTCCGGCTTTCCTGTTAAGTATATTATAGCTGTTGGCTTCTCTGTTTTCAAGTGGTATTTTCGAATTTTCGGGCATCCCGGGGAAAAATCCCCGTTTTTTTATCTCTCCCAATAATAACCGTCGCCGGAATCAATAACGATCATCGCGCCCTCGTCGCTTGTCTGGATGTCCACGACGCGATTCATGGCGACCATGTTATAATGAGCATACGCGCCCAGAACCGCCGCCGTCATTGCTACACCTAGTAAAAATCCAATAATCATTTTTTTCATAATTTCTAACCTTTCCGCCCTTGGGGCTGTGTGAATGTTTTTCTTTTAACTATCATTATTATATAACTAAAATAAGTTATAGTCAAGAGAAAACACAACTTTTTTTAGTTATTTTTTGTTTGACATTTTGCGGGGGCTGCTGTATCCTTTATATATAAGGAGGTAACGCAAATGATACGTTTTAAATTTGACGTGGCGGGGGCGCTTAAAACTGCCGGAATGACAGCATACAAGGCACAAAAAAGCGGCATTTTGTCACAGGACACATGGCGCAAAATAAAAGAAAACAATGCTAATATAAGCATGAAATCGTTAAATAGCATATGTGCTATTTTGAATATGCAGCCGGAACATCTTTTATATTACGAAAAAGACCCAGAAGAAGAGAAAGAAATAAAAGAAAAACTCAATGGATGATATTGACAATATAACTGAAATAAGTTATAATAATACTTGTCAGAGGGAAACCGAGACAATAACCGCAGAGCCGGAGAAAGGAGAAACATGAACGAAGATATGAGCGTATTTAAAAGTTATTTAAGAAGACTTTTGCAGGACTTGAAAGACCTGCGGGAAGCACTCAAACACAAAGAATATGATAAGGCTGAAAAGATGGTTGACCGCCTTATCGATGACACTCAGAGCGGCATCGAAGACAATTAAAAAAGAGCTGATTGAATAGCTCAGAAACCACCGGGGCGGGCAACCGCCCCACCAATATTTTATAAATAACATAAACAATTCAAATAATTTCGGATCGCTATTGCAGGCGGTCCGATTTTTTGTTCCGGTATCGGATGCATCCGGAAGCCGCAAGTATATTTTTGCGTGAAATATTTAACGATAATCCAATTTTAATTATTAAATTTATATAAAACTTTTCTTAAAATTCTATGTTTGATGATTCCAATAAAAGCCGGGTAGGTTCTGCCGGAATGGCGATCTGATTCCAAGCTGATGCAGATAGGCGGATCGGCTTTATTTGATTATATTAGTTTAAAATTCTAATTTTGGTTTTTTGTTGCCTAGTCGGTAAAATATTCATAAAGTGTTTTAAAACAGCAAATTGATGTAAAAATCATTTAGTGTATACATGATTCCAAGCAAGGCAAGGGCGATCTGTTTTCTGGAATTTTAGATTCTGCCCTAGAGGTTGCGATTTGCCTAGACTGCTGCCAGAGATTCCAAGGCAAGCGATCAATCTGGTTTATTGAGTGACGTTATTTTAAAATCTTAATTTGCCTTTAAAAATCAGTAAGTCGATAAAATACCCACTTGATAGATTAAAATGCAAAATCACGTAAAATTTTATTTGATAGCTATATAAATCTAGGCAAGCCAAAAGCCGCCGCAACCCTGCGAATGATTCCAACGAGAGAAAGCAGCGAAGGCGATCACGTTCTGGACTGGATGCACACCCGGAAGAGCACCAGACCCCAGAAGATAACGATCGGGATTCCAACAAGAGCAGATAGGGCAGTAACAGCGCAAAAAGCAAAAAATAACTTTCCCGAACGGTGGCAGGTCGAAGAAAAAAGGGTTTTCCCCTTAGTTTTCCTTTTCTTCCTTCTTCCTCTTCTTCTCCCCCGTACCCCCTTAATAACTCTATTATCTATTATATCTTTTAATCACCCTTTTACTAAAAAAGAATTTTAATCTCTGTATATAATTTATATATAATAATATACTGTGTCGCTAGCCAAGTACAAAGGAGGGCGTCCCTCGCCCCCCTCTGGACTCCCCCTCGGCTTTCGTGCAGAGCCCGAAAGATGGCGTTTTTTTATTTTTTTTGCGGTAATGATTCGCTAAAGCCCTATGTTTTCGCTGTCGGTAGCGATCGGATCTCACGCCAGAGGCTAAACCAGATTTTTTAGATCACCTATAGCCAGAGATCAGATCGCCTCATACCGTCGATCCGGTAAGCGTTCGACCGCTGGACGTTAAGATCCTTGCGGTCGTGTAGCGACGATCCCGGTAGTAACCTACATACAACCACGATCCAGATCTAAACCTCAAAACTACCAACCAAGTAGATCGGCGGTGCCGCCGATAAATTAAATGTAATCACAGTAAATTAAATACTGCCAACAAATAACGCTTTAAACCGATAAAGTAAATATAACAATAATACGCTACATACTACCACGATCCCCGATCGGCTTTGCCGCCAGTAAATTATATATAACCGCCATAAACTAAAACTATATAATACACTAAATCGTAAGCCAATAAATTATATCTAGCGATCCAATAATAAACAGACTGGAATATATTTATAAATCTTAAATTCCCAGATAATCATAAAAATATTTTTAAAATTTATATCTTGACTTTTTGTGTTATTATTCCGTATAATCCGATCAGCTTAATATTTTAGATTTTAAAATATCAGCGTTTTTATTATTGGATTAAGTTCCTGGAGTTAAATATATTTCTTTTAATTCTACAGATGTTTTACTTTAAGACTTTCTTTATATTTCCGAATAACATAATTGATTAAACAATAAATACAATTATTTCATATTCCTTTAATTATTTGCATTATTGGAATATTTGTTGTAGTATGTAAAAGGATGTGAATTTTATAATATGGCTAATGGTAAACATGATATTAAAACAGTAAATAATCATAGTGTCAATATTCAAAATAATTTGAATAATATTGAAATATACAAGAATAAGATTGAATACTATGCAGATGATTATATTACAAATGTGCTTGGAATATCTCATGAAGAGATGATCGGGAATCCTTCCGCTTTTGCTGGAATGATGAAGCATATTTATATGCATCTGTTTAAAGCTAATCCGGCAGAACGCAAAACAATCTGGGTTACTGGTACAAATTTAGATTTGGATAATATAGAGCTGTTGGATCAGTTGTGGGATGTATACACGGGTTTATGCTATCGTTATCAAAAAAAGCCTACGATTTTAAACTTTGCGATCATGGTGGGAGTGGCTAACGATACCATCACTACATGGATAAATGGGACAATTAGAGGAGGAACAAGTTCTGCACATTCTCGAGCGGCTAAAAGGTGGAAAATGGAAAGTGAGTCCGCATTGTTTGATGGAGCGACCGAGAAAAACAGCATCGGCTGCATCTTTGCACTGAAAGCCTGCCACGGATACGCGGAGGCAGCGCAGGAAATCAGGGTAACAACCGGAACCACAGCGCAGGAGAGCCGGGAAGAAATCGCTCAGAAATACGCCGACAGTCTGGAATTACCAGAACCGGAAGCGCCGGAACTGTGATAAATGCAGGTGTAAGGGATGCCCAGGAGCGCAACAAATGCCATAAATAGCCAATTAAAGCGCTTTTTGTGCAATGAGTGTATATTTAGACCGTGCTTTATTTAGACACACCAACAGGCATACGTTTTTTGTGCAAAATAACAATAAAAAAGGCGTCTGTTTTGCCTTGATTCCAACGATTGGAATCAGCACCGGGAAAACACCAGCGGCGCAGCATGGGGGTAGGGGTCTAAACGTAGGGGGCTGTCTGGGCGGGGTGAGCCCCCAAAATTTCCAAAAAACAAAAAGGGGGTCGAATTGGCATGAATGAAACTGGTAGGTATCGATTCAAGATAACGTGTAAATCAAAAATGTTTGGCACAAGGACCTGCGAAATGAGATTGGAGACAGGAGAGCTTTTGACATATATGCCAGTGCCATATGGGGTAAGATTTGATTTCAGTTCTATTAAACGATTCTATGAGAGTGAAGATGGGCAAATGCTTATTCGAAGTAGGGTATCCAATTCATAGGATGTGTTATACAACAGAATACGCGGCAGCGATGACTGGTGCATAAAAGAGCACCGATTCGGTGAAGTTGTTTCATGCGAGCATCTGAGAGATTATGATTCATGTTTAATGGATATCTTCGACTGGGGATGTAAGAATATTTTGCCGGAACAAGAATATCGTTTGATTGAACCGTTTATAAGCAAATAAAAAGAAAGAGGGGTTTATTCCTCTTTCTCGACATCATCCATAGTTAGCCTTATCGAAACATCAGGTTCAGTTTCGATTACCAAACGGCAGTCAAGGTAGTTAAGAATTTTAATTAGTTCATCTGCCGACACGCTGTTTCTGGAAAATTTGTTCGCCAATGATTGAGGCAATATACCGAGATATTCAGCTAATTGGATATTGGAAATGTGTTTTATTTTCATAATTCGTTTTATTTTTTGAGAAACGATGTCAATCACCTCCTCCTACATATATAATAATCAAAATCGTTTCATCAGTCAATTGAAATACTAAAAATTGATTATATGTTCATTGACTATATAATCAAAATGGTGTATAATTGAACCATAAAGAAACGAGAGGTGTTATAAATGAAGATAGGGTATGTGCGGGTTTCTACAATTGATCAGAACGAGGGCCGTCAAATTGAAGCGATGAAAGATGATGGAGTAGAGAAGATTTACATGGATAAAAAATCTGGAAAGAATTTCGATCGTCCGGAATATCAGAAAATGATTTCTGAAATCAAAGAGGGCGATGTGGTAGTAATTCATTCAATTGATCGTCTTGGCAGAAACTATGACGAAATCATTGAGCAGTGGAAGCATATCACGAAAGAGATTAAGGCAGATATTATCGTTCAAGATATGCCGTTGCTTGATACCACTAAAGGTAAAGATTTAACAGGTACATTGATTTCTGACATTGTGTTGCAGCTATTTTCTTATGTAGCGCAGCGAGAGAGAGAAATGAATAGGCAGCGCCAGGCAGAAGGGATTGCACTGGCTAAGCTTCAAGGAAAATATAAGGGTAGAGCAAAGAAGAAAATAGACGAAGCACTTTTTGATAAGCTGTTAGCGCAATATAAAGCAAATAAACTTACAGCAGTGGATTTTGCAAAACAAATTAATGTATCAAGGGCAACGTTGTATAATATTTTCAAAGAAAGAGGGATACAGAATGATTGATTTTAGTGGGAAAATCATTTGGGTTAAGGATAGCGAGGAAGCCGACTGCCTGTTAAAAATGGCGATTTCACAAGGATATAAGCCGTGTATCGGAGAAAAAGCTATGACGGTATCGAAATTGTTTTCATTTACAGGAGATCATGTAATTAGACCGTGTACGGAGGTTTGCTTGGATAAAATGGAATCCTTTAGAGAGCTGTTACGGGAAAATGATTTTGGTATCGTCTTGAAAGACATGATTCGGTATGCTCAGAATCATTCTCTCCAGCACGTTTCTTTACGTATCAATGAAAGTGAATGGGAATTTTCAGGATTTGCAAAAACGATTGGGAGAAACGGAGAAAAAGAACAATTTACCTGTTCGATTAAGAAACCACTAAAAGTCACTATGGAGGATATTGAAAAGAAATTCGGATGTTCCGTAGAAATCGTTCCTAGTGTAAAAAAGTCAGCTTAAAAATTTTTCAAAAACAAAAAAGGGTCTTCGGACCCATAACGCAGGATGGCGGAATTGGTAGACGCACCGTAAAAGTTGTCATGTGGGTGGCACGCACAGCATATTATATTGCTTAGGGAGCCGGTACATTGAAAGTTCGAATCTTTCTCCTGCGATTTATGGCGAGGTAGCTCAGATGGTAGAGCAATGATATGAATACGCAGATCATGTTAGTGATCTCAACAGCAATCTCATTCCAATCCAGGCATGTGTCGGCGGTTCGATTCCGCCCCTCGTCTCTGCCCCGATTGCCGGTTATGGTAAACCGGAGGGAACATGACTGCGATAACGCTTGTGTTCCGCACAGCAATCGAGTATACGGGTTCAAGTTCTGTCGGGGCAATTAAGTGACGCTTACAGCAATCTTTCAAAACAGAAAATTCCATTGACAATATTTTCCCGTTTGAAACAGCGTCATGTAAAGAAATGAGGTTGCCTATGAACCGAAAGAATGAGTATAGGGATATGGAAAAGTACCATAAAGCTTGCCAGAGACAGCACAGACGGTATGAACTTAAAAAGTTAGCCAGATAGGCATAAAACTTTATATGGGACGCTCACAGCAAATTATGGGATATGACTGTTAATCATAAAAACCAATAGCGTCCTGAATGAACTTGCAAACAATTTTATTATGGGACTCCTACAGCAATCACAATGGTTAAAACAATGTCTGCAAAACAATGTGAAGTGGTTCGATTCCACAAATGAGAGTCCTGGAAAGAGAGGAAACAATGAGCTTCGCAGATGCAATGAGAAAAAACGGTTCATTTACCAGAACTGAGAACGGCGCTGTGGCCTTGAATACCACAGGAGACGCAAGACTGGATTTGTTCGGCACAATCGGATCTCTGAGAGAAGCTGATGAGGGCAGAATTGAAACACTGTTCGCAGAGGCATGCAATCAGGATGCTCTTTTTGCCACAAAGATTGCGTTCTACGCAAGAGATATTCGTGGAGGACTGGGAGAAAGAAAGACTTTCAGAACAATCGTCCGCTACATGGCAGGGAAACATCCAGAAGCACTCAGACCGAACATTGATTTGATTGGAGTGTTCGGAAGATATGATGATATGTATTCTCTGATCGAAACTCCGTTAGAGGATGATATGTGGGCTGCCATGAAGAAACAGTTTGAGGAAGATTTGAAGAACCTCAATGATGGCAAGGCAATATCCTTATTGGCAAAGTGGATTAAGACTGCGGATGCAAGCAGTAAGGAGACACGCAGGCTTGGCGTTATGACCGCACAGAAACTTGGTTATCCGGTCTACAATTTCAAGAGAATTGTCCGTAGTATGAGAAAACAGATCGGTGTTGTAGAAAGCCTTATGTCTGCCGGAAAATGGGATGAGATTAAATACCCGGAAGTTCCCAGCCGTGCAATGATGATTTACCGCAAGGCTTTTATGAAACATGACGAGGCACGATTCAATGAATTTATCGGCAAGGTAGAAAAGGGAGATGCGAAGATCAATGCGTCCACATTATTCCCTTACGATATTGTTGAGAAATTCTTATACGGCAGAGAGAACAGCAAAGTCCTTGAAGCACAGTGGAAAGCACTGCCGGATTATGTAGAAGAGGGTTCCAATGTTCTTGTAATGGCGGATGTATCTGGATCCATGTGTGGCAGACCGCTGGCTACTTCAATAGGACTTGCGATTTACTTTGCGGAAAGAAATGTTGGAGCATATCACAATCTGTTTATGACGTTTTCGGGCATTCCAGAAACAGTTATTCTGAGAGGAGAAACACTTGAACAGAAAATTTGCAATGTAAACAGCGCAAATTGGGGTAATAATACAGACCTTGAAATTGCCTTTGAAAGAGTCCTTGAAATTGCAGAAAAACACAAAATTTCGCAGGAAGAGATGCCCAAAGCAATTGTCGTTATTTCTGATATGGAAATAGATTTTTGCACAGAAGACTATAGCTGGACATTTTATGACAATATGGCTCGTGCATTTAGAGAAAAAGGTTATGTAATCCCAAACATTATTTTCTGGAATGTAAATAGTCGTCACGATGTATTTCATGCAGATAGTAGACGTAAAGGCGTGCAGCTTGCAAGCGGACAGTCTGTGACAGTATTCAAACAGATTCTTCAAAATCTTGGTTACAATCCAGTTGAAGCAATGGAGAACACTATCAATTCAGAAAGATACGATTGCATCACAGTAGAGGGGAAATAGGTATGATTTTACTTGAGAATACAGTAACAGCATCACCAGAGCAGTGGCGTGCAGCGATTATGGGAGCCCGTAACCCGATGAATAGTTGGGATAAAAGTGACAGTGCGTTCTGGCCGGGTCACATGAACATCGGAGAAAATGATTTAGGGCTGATGAAACGGCTGGTGGCGGCAGGAACGGATCATTCGAAATTCATGCGATTCTTGCCAGTAACCGTTGATGTCACTGCGCCGCTGTATTGGTGGAAGGAGTTTGATACATACAAGGTCGGAACCGTCGCTAACAGTTGCAGTACCATGCATAAAATCCATGCTAAACGGTTTGAACGCGAAGACTTTAGCGTTGAACATATTCTAAATTGTGATGAGCATCATTGGATGGTTTGTATGGATGATATTATTTCTGCAATGAATGTTGCAAGGGAAAAATATCTTGAAACCAAGGATAAAAAATACTGGTGGCAGATGATCCAGCTTCTGCCGTCCAGCTACAACCAGAAACGAACCATGATGTTAAATTATGCGGTTCTGCGGAACATTTATTTTGCCAGAAGGGCTCACAAGCTGGATGAATGGCATGATTTCTGCAAATGGATTGAAAAACTCCTATTTTCGGAACTTATAACCTTGAAAAAATAGAAAAAGTGCTTGACGGGAACAAATTGACACGTTAAGGCTATAGATGTCGGAGGGATAAAGATGGTTTTAGCAATAAAGATAATTACTACAGTCATGATTGCGGTATTCTCTGCCTGCCTGGTGTTTTTTATGCGTGGGCTTAAGATGCCGGAGAACAAATTTTCAATTGTCGGTTTTTCGGCGATGTTGGTTACATATGTGCTGTCATTGGTTTGCATTTGGGGGAGTTGGACGTGGTAAGAGTCGAATATATTGACGGAACATCCGAAGACATCGAAGATATTCTGGAATAGAAGAGCGACGCATACCGATATGCACAAGACACTCAACTATTCTATATCGAAACCCAGAATGAGATAGTCACGATTCCTAGGGAATTTGTCAAATCCATCCGATATATGACAGTTTAAAAATGGGTTATCGCCAAGCGGTAAGGCACAGGACTTTGACTCCTGCATTCGTTGGTTCGAATCCAACTAGCCCAGTTTGGACTGATTATTTTTTGGTCCATGATTGTAGATCCTTCACCATCTAGCGGAAAGCTGATTAAAGAGCCGTCACAAGGCTCGGATGGTTTTTCCATAAGGTTACATCATAAGTGTTTCATTTCCCCGCATGAGTAATAAATACCTTATCGTATCGATTACTATCCTCAATCTTATGGAAGGAGTGCCATGCATAGCACTATAAACAATTTGCTAACCGGCGTTGCCGGTTGTTGGAGCATAGCTCAGTTGGTTAGAGCGCTTGACTTTTAATCAAGGTATTGTCAGTTCGAGTCTGACTGCTCCAGTTTTGTAACCACATATGCAGATATGGCGGAATGGCAGACGCATCAGACTCAAAATCTGACGATTTACATCATGTGGGTTCAAGTCCCACTATCTGTATTAACAGTATTAAGGAAAGGAAGTGAAAGAGTATGCACAGACTAGAAATGATTAGAATGGTTGCTAAAGAAACTGGCATTGAGGAAAATGAGACCAAGATCATCGTTGATAAGTTTCTGGAAGTCATGCGGCGTGAACTGAAAAAGGGAAAACGCATTCAGATTGATAAATTTGGTAGCTTTGAGAAGGTTGTCAGAAAGGCACGTTCGTGCAAAGTTCCGACCACCGGCATTGTGTATGATGTTCCAGCTCATCATGACATCAAATTCTGGACGCATCAGCCATTCAGAGAGTCATTAAACGAATAGTAGATATTCGTTTTGCCCGTGTAGCTCAACTGGTAGAGCAACTGACTTGTAATCAGTAGGTTGTCGGTTCGAGTCCGATCATTGGCTTTCGGGATTCTGTGCTTCCCGGCTAACAGGGTGCCCGATTATTCACATTGATACCCTCTGTGGATAACACCTTTGTTGCGGCTGGTGGTTTGTGAACTGCAACAGCAGAAGGATTTTACCCAATCTGCCTTCTGCTAAGGACCATTAGCTCAGACGGTTAGAGCGGCGGCCTTATAAGCCGTGTGTCCGGGGTTCAATTCCCTGATGGTCCATTTCCTTGTCCGGCAAAATAAAAGTTGGGTTATGATAATGCCTAAAATGAGGAACGTGTGCGATATACCGGGGAAACGTACATATAACACAACAGTTCGGAACGGAATACGAATGTTGTGGATTCCGGCAAACTCCAGACGGTGGAGAAGAATTTTCGTGTGGTTCGACTCCACTTGCTGGATTATGGAAAAACAACAAGAAAAACAATATTGTTGCACTTGTAAATGGTATGCTCACTATGAGGGCGTATGCTGTAATGGAGATTCAGAGTATCGTGCAGACTTTCGTTTTTGGGACGATGCTTGCGAACAATGGGAGGGGAACAGTGATAGCACAGAATCTTGACTTAGAGATTTTAAACTCTGATTTAAAGGAACAACTAGAAAAAGCTAATAAGGATCTGTTGGAGACTCAAAAGCAGTTGACCGATCTTAAGGACAGAGGTAAGTATTTGGAAAGTAGATATCAAGAAGACTGCGTTAGAATCAATCAGCTACGAGTAACTGTCAATACGCTGGCTTGTATGTATGCGAATTTACAGGAAACGGCCGGTCTACTTTAAGGGCTGGAAAGCTATGAGTGATTTTTCAAAAAACATGAATCCACCAGAAGAGGGATGGAATAGAATAGCTGATAAAAAAATACTTTCGGATGGACAGGTGTGGATCATCTGTCCATTTTGTCATAAAAAGGCTATTCGAATTTTTTATGAAACAAAGATACATATGATGCCCTATATTTGTCGGGGCAGTAAATGCAAAGGAAAGTTTATTATTAATGTCGAATGATGTTCAATCAAAATACAAGGTCATCTTAGGTATGGCAAGAATAGGAATAACCTACAATAGCGGAGTTGTGAATTTGTGGGGAAAACTCATTATTCGTTCTAATCGCACTGATCCTGGAAAGGTATTAATTTCATTTATTCCATATGGAGACAAGAAACGATCGTTCAATGGCTTTTCCAAATGCATCATGCGGCATAAACTATTGCAGCGGCCTATTACGGGTTATTACTATTGCACTGATGATGGAAAAATATGTAACACAGATTTAATAGATTTCAATGGTTTGTTGGAATGGGGGAATTTATCCAAATGACAAAACAGGAAGCAGCTATTGTGGAAGCCTATACGGGAATTTGTATGCTGACGGGAGAGGATAGGAAGTATGTCTATCAGTACGCATACAAGTTGATGGGGAGACCAGTATACACACACGAATTGGCAAGTAAGCAATTGAAAAATTTGAGTAGAAACGATTTTGTTTCACTATGCCAATCATTAACAGAATAATGGATAGTTAGTCAAGAGAGCCAATATTTAGAGAGCCATGACTTCACTTTTTGATAAAGGGGGAGCGTGGTTCTTTTTATATGTCAAAATTAATAGAGGGCAGTCTTGAATGGTATAAATACATTGCGGACCGGATTATGAAATGTGGTTTGAAAGATTATCAAAGCCAGGAAGATTTGTTTCAGCTTATTTTGAATATGCGTAGCGATTATGTATTCGCTGAACATAAGGATGTTAAAGACTGTGCGTTGAAAATCAGTCAATATTTGCATCAGATGGCGGCTTATAGGGCAGCACAAACAGGAAGTGGAAATTTTGATGATTTGTACTGGCAGTTGCTTTTATTTGAAGCTCCAGATCTGTTGGATTCTTATGCTTTGTATGTTGAAAAGGATAGAAAACCCCAGGAACGCTTTTATCAGCCTAGACGCAAGACATTGATAAAGGTTGTCAATCTGCTTCAACGACTGGAAGATGATCAGCTGGATGAGGGATTTATTCACATGCCGGCGCGTGTTGGTAAGCTATTAGCCGATGATACGCCAGTGTTTACAAAGAGTGGATGGAAAACTCACGGAGAATTAAAATTAGGAGATCAAGTCATTGGTAGCGATGGAAAGTTTACTACAGTGATTTGCGTTCATCCTAAATATCATACAACTCATACAGTGGAATTGTCCGATGGCACAAAGATTGAATGCCACTTTAGACACGAATGGACTGTCTATGACAAAAAAAGAGGTGTCTGGGAAACAGAAGAAACTCAAAACTTAATAGGAAAAGAACGATTTAATGATAGATATAGATTTTATCTTCCTCAAAAGCCGATAATGGCAGGAACGGAAATGCAACTAAAAGTACATCCGTATGTTTTAGGGGCCTGGTTGGGTGATGGAACCAATAAAAAGCCTGCCATTTCTGGGCCTCAATCGGATTCTGCTATTGTCGATAAAATTGTAAAGTATGGATATCCAATAAAACATCAATACGTTCATAAAACGACAGGGGTAATAACAACAGTATTTGGCAGGGAACTGGTAGACGATTTAAGAACTTATGATATGTGTTATTATACGAAAATTTGTAATAAACACATACCGAAAGAATATTTATGTGCTTCTGTAAAGCAGCGACTGGAACTTTTGGCGGGCTTGCTGGACACGGATGGATGTTTGATTAGAAAAGAAAGAAGATATCAGTTTTCAACCGCAAATGAAACGTTAAAAAACGACTTTGTTTCTTTAATATCCACGTTTGGATGGAGAGCATCTATAAAAAAGGAAGAACCGAAAATATCAAGCAGTGGTGTAATTGGTAGAAATGCAGTATATACCATTGGATTTAATCCAACAATTGAAATACCATGTACAATCGAACGAAAGAAACTAAAAGAATTTTCAAAGAAACATAGGATTTCTATCAAATCAATCACAAGAAGCATTCCAAAACAAGGCAACTGCATTACGGTTTCAAATAGTGATGGTTTGTATTTGGTTGGGAAAACAATGGTTCCAACACATAATACGCAGATAATCACACTTGGAATGGCATGGCATTGCTGCCGAAATACAGAGCTGAGTAATCTTTACTGTTCATATAAAGAGGATGCCGGAGGAGCATTCCTTGATGGTGTGAAGGAGATATGGACGGATCCGATTTATTTGCATACAGATGTTTTCCCGAATGCCAGAATCGTATCCACTGATGCTAAAGCTAATACCGTTGATTTGGAGCGCAAGAAGAAATACAAGTCATTGTCTGGAAAAGGTCTGACATCTGGTTTGAACGGTTTGTACGATGCGACCGGATGGCTGGTAGCAGATGATATTTTGGCAGGTATTGAGGATGTTTTGAGTCCGGATGTTTTAGCACGAAAGCAGATGTTGTTTGATAACAACCTTATGAAACGTAAAAAAGAGAAATGCAAGGTCCTTTATAACGGAACTATTTGGAGTCTGCATGATATCTATATGAATCGTATGGGATTTCTGGAGAACAATCCAGAGGCAAAAGGAATCAGATGGGAAGTTTTAAAGATACCGGCGCTAGACCCAGAAACAGATGAATCCAACTTTGATTATGATTATAATGTCGGGTTCAGTACGAAATATTATCGAATTGAACGTGCGAAATTTGAAGAAAATGACGATATGGCATCGTGGTTCGCACAATGTCAGCAGGAACCGATTGAACGTGATGGCGCGGTATTTAACCCAGAGCATATGAATTTTTACAATGGTGTGTTGCCTGATGTGGCACCGCTGAAAGTGGTCGCTGCGTGTGATGTGGCTTTGGGCGGAACAGACTATCTTTCCATGCCAATTGCTTATGTTTACGAAGATGGTTCGGTTTACATTCATGATGTCGTGTTTGATAGTAGTGAAAAGATGGTTACACAGCCGAAAGTCTTAGATGCGTTAATCAGGAATCATGTGTCGAATGCCTTTTTTGAGGCGAATAATGGTGGCGAAGGTTACAAGGATGATATAAATGGAATGCTGAAAGAACGTGGAGTTCAAATCAATTTGATTTCCAGATTTGCACAACAGATGATCGTCAATGCCGGAAAAGGAGGAAAAAAAACATCGCAACGAAAGGAACAAAGAATATGGGATAATGCACAAGCTATTCGGAGCTTTTATTTTCGAGATTCAGGTTGTCAATCAAAAGAATATCGAAAGTTTCTTAATCAAGTTTACAGTTTTACAATCACTGGTAAAAATAAGCATGATGATGCACCGGACTCATTGGCGGCATTAGCAGTATTTTTGAATAAGGGCAGTGGAGTTTCACGAACCAGAATTATGACAAGTCCATTTTAGGAGGTATCATGAATAAACGAAAATTCACTTATAAAGATTACAACATGACACCGGCACGTAGGAGAGAATTGGTTGCTTTTTGTGAACAGTATCAGGAATGGAAAGATGAATTACTGTATAATAAAGATACTGTTCATAGTACAGGATTCAACGGAATGCCGTTTTCAAAGACCAATAATAAAAGCGATCCAACGGCGGATCTTGCAATGAGACACGAGGCTTTACAGAAAAAGATTGATTTGATTGAAAATACGGCAAAAGAAGTAGATGCAGACTTATGGAAATTTATCATTAAGTTCGTTTGTGACCGTGATTGTTCGTATGCCTATTTGCGTGGAGTGATGGGAGTTCCTTGCTCACAGAGTGCGATGAATGATAGGAGAAGATATTTTCTTGCTTTATTAAATGTTCGAAAAAAGTGACTTTTTAGCATACATATAACTATTGTACAATAATATCGTAAAAATGTATTTAGAGCGTTTGGAGAATTCCAGGCGCTTTTCTTTTTGAATAGAAGGGAGGTGTGTTTTGCATGGAATCAGAAGAGAAAGTAATTGCCATCAATGGTAGGCCAAGACAGTTGATTGGGCGAAAAAGAATTTATAGCAGGTATAAGAATATAGATAGAAACAATCTTTTGGAAGTATTGGATAAAGCAATGAATATCCACAGAGAAAATGTCAAAGAGATGAAGTTCCTGATTGAGTATGAACGTGGAAAACAGCCTCTTGTTCGTCCAAAAACAATACGTCCAGATATCGACATCCGAGTACATGCAAATTTGGCGAATTATGTGAAAGAGTTCAAAATCGCGTATAACTGGGGAAACCCGGTTACGATGGTGCAGCGCGGTAATAAAGAGTTGCACGATACAGATTCCAGTACAGACGATTCTGGAATTTCTGCCTTGAATGAAACTCTAATCAACGGGGAAAACATTGGATGGCTAGATCAGTGCATGGCAGAATTTGTTGAAGTGTGTGGTATTGGTCATCGAATGGTTGATATCAAGACGGATGATTGGGACGATGGTTCTCTGGTGGATTTATATACATTGGATTCACAGTATGCTTTTGTGGTTTATTATGATGGCCCTGGTCAAAAAAAAGTATTAGGTGTGAGTTTTTCCTGCCGTGATGGTTCGGAATACTTTACCTGCTATACAGATAAGAGCAGATTTGAAGTAGAAAACGGAGAAATTGTTAGCGAAGAAAAAAATCCGCTTGAGAAAATACCGATTGTTGAGTATGAACGTGCTTTCGACCGCACTGGATGTTTTGAACGAGAAATAGCCAGAATGGATGCACTGAATGTTCTGCTTTCGGATTTCACCAATGATGTAGCACAACGCACACAGGAAATATGGTGGGCTGATAACGTATCGTTTATAGATAAAGACGGAAAAAGCAGAAGTCCTAAGAGTGGAGAATGGGTGTGCACCTTTTCTGACGATGGAAAAGTATCTAAGATACAACCGCTTTCCAGTACGTTTGATGGTTCTAGTACATTGAATGCTATTCAGACTACCAGAACAGAAATTCTGCAAGATTGTAAGATCCCTCTTCAATATGACAATTCTGGTGGTGGTTCAACAGGAAGCGCCACAGATATGTCAGCAGGCTGGAGTGCCACAGAACTGGATGCGGTTCGTGAGCAACAGATGATCGCACATGGTAAACGTGAAGAATTATCACTGATTTTGAAAGCGATTGCTAAAGTGCCAGAAAGAAAACTTCCGATGGATGCGCCAATTCGATTGATTCATACCAGTGATATCGATTTGCACTTCACGCGCAAGAAAAACACAGACATGAGTGTTAAGGCGAATACGTTTGCGACATATTTCAATGCCGGAATACATCCGCGACATATTCTTAAAATGGTGGATGCGTTCGAGGATACTGAGCAAGTATATTTGGATTCCAAGGATATGTTAGATGCTCTCCAAGAGAATATGAAGAGTAGCGGATCTGCTTCTGATGCATCTCAGGAACATAATTTTAATACTTCGGGCGATCCAATCAATCAGACTGGAAATTCTCCCATTATTGACGGAATGAATACTGATGATAGTAAAGTTCAGTCGTAAAGGAGGTATGCCTTGTGATTGGAATTAGAAATTTTGACGAAGTCAACGATTTTGTTGAAAATAAGCGAAGCATTGATTTTGAAAAATATTTCGGAGACATGGATTTATCCGAAGAGGATAAGAAAAAGAGAATAGAACTCGCAAAGAAGATGGAAGAGAGCTTTTTAATTGTAATTGCACTTCTGTTTTCAATGCAAGAATATGGAACTGTAGATTTTGAATTTGTGCGTTCTCAATTCATTTATCAATATCGTAGTGCTATAGCTGGTGCAGTAGCATTGGATGACTATATGGAAAATTACATTCAGTCATTATCGTATGATGTTATTGAAGCAACGCAGAACAATCCAAATGATCCGTATTATGTTTCTCCAGACCGAGCTAAATATATGGCAGAGAACGAATCAAATACATCTTTGAATCATCAAGATTTCATGGATGCGATAGCTGCTGGATTCACTTTAAAGAAATGGGTTGATATCCGGGACAAAAGAGAGCGGAAGGATCACCGTGAAGTCGGCGGTACCATTAAGCCAATTACAGAGCCGTTTTTGGTAGGAGATTCCGTCATGGATTATCCTAAAGACACTTCATATGGAGCAAGTGCAAGTCAGATTGTGAACTGCCGATGCTCAATCAAATACATGTAATAAAAATAACGTTCGGGGAACTGGACGTTTTATATAAATGGTTGGAGAAGAACCTAAAGGAGCGAACGCCTGCGACAAGGCGTTAAAGAGTCGGCACAAGAGAAATGTGCTTAAACAGAGCTAATTTAGAAAGGTGGTTTTTATTATGAAGCTGAATAGAATCAGTAGAACTTTTAATTCCGAGACACGTAACAAATTTCCAATGCACTTACAGATTTTTGCTGATGGTGGCGACACTGGTGCTGATGGTGGAAATTCTGGTGTAGGTGATGGCGATGATGGTAGTGGTGGTGGCGAAGGTGATGGCGACAAACATCCGACTGTAGAAGAATTGATGGCACAGTTGGCAGAAGAAAGAGCCAGAAGTGCCAAATTGCAGAATGAAAAGAATACCGCATCTACAGAAGCAGCAAACTTCAAAAAGCAATTAAGAGCCAAAATGACAGCCGAGGAAGCAGAGCAGCAGGCCAAACAAGAGCATGAGCAAGAACGTGAGAATCGGATTAAAGAGCTGGAAAACAAGCTTCAGATTGGAGAGTACACGGAAAGATGTATGAGTCAGGAGATCGGGATGGCAAAAGATGAGGCAAGAGAGCTTGCACAAGCCATTACGGAACAGGATGCTGATAAGATTTTTTCAGCTATTGGAACTCATATTAAAGCATTAAAGGCTGCTTGGGAGCAGGAATTCGTAGCGTCCCGTAAAGATTTCTCTGCTGGTCATGGAGATGGAAGTGAATCTCTTGCAATGCAGAAAGCAAAGCAGTTATCCGCTGGTTCATCAAAAAAAACAGCCAATGCAGATATTATTAAACATTATATGTAAAACCAATAAGGAGGTTTAACGATGGCAAGAGGCGATATGAAAGTAAAAAACATTTCTGTCGGTTTGGAGAAAGAAGTGTTAAATCGTAAAGAATGCGAAGCTACGGCAATGACCGTTGATTTTACGTCAGTGGTAAAAACTGCGGACAATGGAGAAAAAATTGTTCCGGCAGGTACACCGGTAGACAAAGATGGCAGACCGGTATCTGCTACACCGTGGACAGGCGCAATTGGTCTTCTGCGTCATGATGTATATGAGAGTAGACCGCAGGCGGCAGTGCTTAAAAAAGCATATATCCATACAAAAAGAGCACAGGAAAACAGTGGATTAACCTATGATGCTGCGCTTGTAGCTGCACTGGTAAATGCCGGATGCCGCATTGTTTTTGAAGAGGCTGCTACACCGATTGTTGGAACTATCCCGGCAGCTCAATCATAATTAATTACACCGAATATAACATTCGCTAACCCCAAATAGTTAAGGGGAAGAAAGGAGTTTTATGAATTTAACAGATGTTTTCTCTACGGCTGCTGTTGCATTTCGTAGAACAGAAGAAGCAAGTAATGCGATTCCTTTCCTGGGTACTACATGGTTCCCGGTTAGAAAGAAAAATGGTATAGACCTGAAATGGATCAAAGCGCACAAGGGGTTGGGCGTTGCATTGAAACCGTCTGCATTGGATAGCATGGCAACCATTAGAACCCGTGGAGGTTTCCAAATCAGAACAGAGGAGATGCCGATCTTCCGTGAGTCCATGAAGATTGATGAACGTGATCTGATGGACATTCAGAGAGCGCAGGATTCCAATGATCCGTATATCGACGAGGTTTTAAACCACATTTATGATGATGTAAATAGCTTGGTAAACGGTGCTGAAATTTCTATGGAAAAGATGAGAATGAGCTTGTTGGCACCGCTTGATGGAGCAATGAAAATCACCATTGGCGCAGCTGACAATACCATTTATGCGTACAACTACGATGAGGATTCTTCTTGGAAGGGCGAGCACTATGCATCTCTGAGCGGAACGAGTACATGGGATAAAGCAGATAGCGCTGCTCCTCTGGATGACATTCAGAATGGTTATGATTACTTGACAAGTATCGGAGAAGCACCGAGATATGCTCTTATGACAAGTAAGACATTCAATTACTTAATCAAGAGCAAACAAATGAAGAATGCATTTATCACCACATCTGGTGTCAATGTAGACTTCATGTCTCAAGCAAAGGCAAAAGAAGTATTCCGGTTGCAGACAGGTCTTATTCCGGTTTTGTACGATAAGAAATACCAGGATTTTGACGGAACCAAGAAAGGATTCTTCCCAGATGATTACGTAACAATCATTGGCGATGGTACGCTTGGTAATACTTGGGCTGGTGTAACTCCGGAGGAGAGAACCCTGAGAGGAAATGCTGATGTAGATGTAACTGTACTGGACAGCGGAATCGCAGTTGCAACAAAAACCATCTACGGACCGCCGGTAGAGTATTTCACTACAGCGTCTATGATTGCACTGCCGTCCTTTGAGGGCATGGACAGCATCTATGTTCTGAAAGTAAAGGAATAAGGAGGCATTGCATGACATACGATCACGTTGTAAAACACGATGGTATTTACTATGCGGCCGGAGAGATGGTTCCAGATGATGAGGTTAAGGCGGAGAGCACAGTTTCTCCGTTTTCTTCTAACGATGGAGATATTGAGACACCTGCCCCGGCAGCAAAAAGAGGCAGACCGTCGAAAAAATAAATGATGGAGGTATAGGCTTGAAAGAACAAATTTTGAGAGAATTAATTGAATATATTGGACACGATTATATTCCAGAGCAGGATTCTTTTTTGCTTATGCTGATCGATGATGCAATTGATGATGTTGTCCAGGAAATGTTCCCATTTGGTTTCACAAATGAGGAAGATGAAGATATTGCAAAAAACGTAGCAATGAAAAGATACAAAAGTAAAATCAGAAAAATCGCCCAGTATCACTATGATAAGCAGGGCAAAGAAGGTGTTATGAGTTATTCTGAATCTGGAGTATCGGTTTCATATAACAGTGCTGGAACGCCAGCAAGTTATCTTCGAGGAATCATCCCAGTTGCAAAAATTTTATAACACAGACGGTGCGTGACACAATTCCTCCCGTTGTGTTGCAGGGATACTTCGCGCGGTGGTGGGGAGAAGTATAGTCTTACGGGAGAGAAAGGACCCAAGAGGTATGGCGATGGGATGTGAATCAGAATGCGTAAATATACATCGAATCGAATCCCTTGAAAATGACTTTCGGGATTTAAAGAAAAAAATCAGTCAGGAGCATGAAAAGTTTTACTCCAGAATTGAAGAATTGGAACGTCGTATGGATGTCGTATCCAATGATTTACAGCATATTCGAGATGCTGTGGATGAAGTAAATAATAATGTAAAATCCTTAATGTCAGTGCCAAGCAAACGATACGAATCGGCCATTACTGGCATTATCGGAGCCGTTATAGGCGCAGTAGTCGCCTATTTTCTCAAAGGTGGAACGTTCCCCGGATAAGATCCATATAGGGAGGAATGGATTTTATGGGTAACAAGAGAATGAATATTAGTGACTTCACAAAATCAGAGATAGAAGTGCTAGAAAGTGAATGCAATTTTACACCCGATGAGAACGAACTTTTTCTATTAAGAGCTCAAAATTTTACCCTTGAACAGTCAGCAGAACGAATGAATATATCGTCTAAAACTGCTTATAGAATAAACATAAAAATCAAAAACAAAATTCGAAAAGTAATTTTCAAATCATGTCTATAAAGTGTCTATATTCTGTCCTGTTTTCTTCCTATCTGGTTAAGTATAATAGAGGTAGGAAGAAGGGAGGAAAGATAGGTGCAACCTTATCCAACATGGCCTAATATGGCATATCCTACATATCAGAATCCAATCAATCCATATCAGGAAAGATTGTCCCAATTACCAAACAATAATTACCAACCACAGATGCAGTACGTTCCCATACAACAGCAAGTGAATCAGCAGAATCAGTTCCTTTCTGGGCAGATTGTCGATGGAATCGATGCGGTAAAGGCAAAAGACGTTGATATGAGTGGGAATCCAGTCTGGTATCCAAAATCTGATGGGACTGAAATATACAGAAAGCAGTTGCAGGCAGATGGGAAAAGTCAGATTTGCGTATATCGATTGATGCAACCAGAGTCTCAAAATAAATCGGAACAACTCAATACTGGAATAAATGAAGAAACGCTAAATACGTTGTTTGAACAGTTAAGGCAAGATATATTCGAGGAGATATCTGGAATTAAAGATTTGGTAAATAAAAATAATCAACAGCACACGGAAGCGTCCAAACCCATACAGAGGGGAGGAGGTCAAAAATGATTAATCCTATGCAGTTAATCCAATTAATGCGAAGTGGTGGAAATCCTCAAGAAGCATTAAATACCATCTTACAAAAGGAAGCCGGGAACAATCCTGTGCTCAACAATGCTATACAAATGATGAAAAATGGAGATAGTACCGGAATAGAGAGATTAGCTAGAAATCTATGTGAGGAGCGCCATATCGATCCGGAAAAAGCATTATCTCAGATCAAAAATCAATTTGGCATGAAATAACTTTGCTGTAAGATTGAGTGGAAAGCCTAGGATTCCTCTTGATTTACAAATATATTTAAGGGGGCTTGAAATTATGATGACTTCAAGCGGATACTCGTTAGCGGACATTGCTGCCGCAACAGGTAACTCTAAAGATAATGGCTGTAATGGCTGGGGAGATGGCGGCTGGTTTATTTGGCTGTTCCTGATTTTTGCTATTTTTGGCGGATGGGGAAACGGCTATGGCGGCTGGGGCGGAAATGGTGCCAATGGCACTAATGGAGCCGGTTTCCAGGGCTGGGCGACACGATCAGATATAAATGAGGGATTTGCCCTTAATGACATTCAAAACGGCATCCGCGGTATTCAGCAGGGGATTTGTGACAGTACTTATGCATTAAACAACACAATGCAGAGTGGATTTAACGGTTTGAATGTGGGAATGTTGCAAGGATTCAACGGAATTCAGCAATCCATCAATGCAGATACCGTAGCCGGAATGCAGAATACAAACGCTCTGCAGGCCCAATTATCTAATTGCTGCTGTGAGACACGCGAAGCAATTCAGGGCGTCAACTTCAATATGGCACAGAATACATGTGCTTTGCAAAACACCATGAACAACAACACAAGAGATATCATCGACAACCAGAATGCAGGAACGAGAGCAATTCTTGATTATCTGTGTCAGAAAGAAACTGCGGATCTTCGGGCAGAGAACCAGTCACTTAAACTAGCAGCATCGCAGTCTAACCAGAATGCAGAATTGCAGGCGGCAATGGCTGCGAATACGGCAGAGATTCTTCGCAGAACAGCACCGTTACCGGTTCCGGCATACCCAGCATCCAATCTGTACGGATACTATGGAAATTGCTGCACAGCTAATACCGGTTGTTGCTAATCGCCTTTTATGGTTGACAAATATCAGAGAGGCGGTATCTCCGCCTCTTTTTTAGATTGCGAGGTAAAATATGGCTTGTAGAAATGTTTGCCGCATGTGTGATAACTTGGTTGTTTCCACGGCGATTACTTTTACGGACGGGAACCTGGTTGTTACGCTTCCGGCAGGAAGTTATAACGATGGGCAGAAATACTGCATTATATTAGGTCAGACAATTCCAACCACAGCAACGATCGGCGCTCCGGTTGTGTTCCAGATTGGCGCCGGGACAGTTCAATATCCTCTGGTAAATCGTTGTTGCCGTCAAGTCACAGCGTGCGGAGTTAGAACAAGAACTCGATATGCTACAGTAGTACAGACGAGCGCGACCGGAGGAACCTTTAAGATGTTAGGGAATCCGTCATGTATGCCGAATAATACGCTGGCATCGATTGATGGCACAGCACCAACAACTGAAACAGTAGTTACACAGAGTTTAAAAGGGGGAAAGTAATTTATGCATAGATTCGCAAAACAGATAGCAGAATGCGTAAAAAGAGAAATCGAATCTAAAGGATTAGACCATGTTTCCCCTGCGGAACTGATGGTTTTTGGACAGTGGATTGATATTGCTAAAGATTTAGCTCAATATGATAAAGATATGAGAATCATCGATGCAATGGATGAGGAAAATTCGGATGACTTCATGGAACGAATGGGCTATGACCGTTATCGCTATGATAACGGCAGATTTGCCCCAAAAGGCAGAGGCCATAGAATGGGATATCGTCCCTATCTGTACAAACAAGATGATGAGTGGATGGATGATTATCTGACATACAAAGGAAAAGATGATAAGAAAAATTCCAGATATGGAGAGTCTTATGATCGTTACGATGAGTACAGAAGACATTATCATGATTCCAAAGATGCAGAATCAAAACGAATGATGGATAATAGCACAAAGGAATATACAGATGATGTAATTCGAAATCTGAAAGAAATGTGGTCGGATGCAGATCCTACATTGCGCCAGACGATGAAAGCAGACATAACTAAATTAGTACAACAGATGCAGTAAGTTATAAGAGGGACCTGTGTTACATTTTTGTGGCATGGGTCTTTTCTGCTATTGGAGGGGCTATGGACAGATATTTAATGGTAAATAATCATGATTGGAAAGTGAAATTTGTTAGTCCATATAATCCAGAATTGATTGATAGAACGGGAAGTTATACGCTTGGAGTTACTGTTCCATCAGAACATACGATTTACCTTTCAAACGATTTATATGGAAGAGAATTGATTACTGTGTTTATTCATGAAATGACTCATACAGTATTATGGGAATATGATATAATCAGTGATATACATAGATATTCCAAACCAAAATATGTAATTGACATGGAAGAACTGGTGTGCAATATTGTTGCCAATTATGGATATTTAATATTCAAATCGGTTTATGAGAGTTTAGGAGGAAAAGCAATCTTTTATATACCCACGATAATAGAAAGGATGGTTTCGTAGTGAGAAGTAATAATCGAGAACAACAGAAAATTTATTTTTCAATGGTAACTGAAAAATTGAACGGAATAGATACGATAAAAACTTTTTCAAAACCAGAGATTAGGTATATGACAGTATCTTCTACATCTGGGACGCCAGAAGAAATAGCTGCCGGTTTAGTACCTAACTACGATCGATACTTAACACGATGGAAAAACAGATGGGATTCATTTGAGCCACAAGAAGGAATGCTGTTATGGGTAGACAAAGAACCAGAATTAAATGAAGATGGAACTTTAAAAATGGATGAAGAAACATTAGAACCAACAGTATTGCCGGATTACCGTTTAAAAAAATGTATCGGCGCGGAAAAGGGATTGGTTCACAGATACGGAATAGAAAAGATAGGAGCAAATCGTGAAGAAAATCAAGATTAATCTGTCTGTATCAAGCATTCGAAACGCTCAAAAAGAATTGGAACGATATAGACAGGTGTTAAAAAGTAAGAATGTGGAGTTTGTGCAGAAACTAGCGGAAATAGGAATTCCTATTGTCAATGAAAACGTGGATGCAGCACAAGGCGATTCAGATAAAACACACAACACATATATAAAAATTAATTCGTTCCAAGATTATGCGCAGGCAACGCTTGTTTGCGAGGGCTCAGATATCCTGTTTATAGAGTTTGGTGCTGGTGTGCATTACAATACTTCTCCGGGAACCAGCCCTAATCCTAAAGGTGCGGAAATGGGTTATACAATCGGTTCTTACGGAAAAGGAAACGGAAAAAACGATTCATGGTTTTATACAGCTGATACCGGAGAAAGTGTTAGATCCTTCGGTACGGAAGCAACGATGCCAATGTATAAAGCTAGTGTAGAGATTATACAAAAAATACACGAAATTGCCAAGGAAGTGTTTGGAGGTGGAATTTAATGATAACAGTAAAAAATCCTGTTCTTGATGTTTTTGAAAAATGGTTATCAAATATGCAGAGCATAAAGGGCATTACATGCTCTATGCAAAAGAGTGCCATTCCAAACAAATATCCATATTCTACTATCTATATGATGGGTGCACCTGGGAATAAATGGGATTTAGATGGAAATGAATCGGCAATCATTCCGGCATTTCAAGTGGATTCTTATGCTAAAGGGCAAAAGGCATTAAGTAAAGCGTATGAAATTGACAATATCAGTCATCAAGCTATGACGGAAATGGGATTTAGGAGAACATACGGACCAGAACAGATAGAGGGTTCGGACAAGACGGTTGTTCGCGTTGTCAGTCGTTACAATAGGCTTTATTGCGGAGAATCCTTTTAATGTGACTTTTTACAAAACAACAACATAAGTTAAAATAGTATAAGGGAATAAGGGCATTAATGTTAATGCTCTTTTTTCGTGCAATTAAACGGAAAGGAGGTAGGACAATGGATTTTGGAATTGCTAGTGTAGCTGCCATTGTGGCGATTTGCTATTTCATCGGACTTGGTGTTAAGGCATCCGGAATTGACAATAAGTGGATTACTGTTATCGTAGCTGCCATTGGTGGCATATTGGGAATAGTCGGAATGTATGTCATGCCAAACTATCCGGCAACTGATATTCTGAATGCCGTCGCGATCGGAATGGTATCTGGTGCATCGGCAACATGGATTGATCAAACAAAGAAACAGTTTACAAAATAAAAAAATCCGGTCACTGAAAATGAAGTGATCGCTAACCTCTAACAATTAATGAGGTGGAAAGGAGATTAAATGGCAATAGCAAATATTCCTGGTATTTCTACCCTTAAAATGAGAGCTGGTTATGCCGTAGAAACAACGCCTGGTGTAGCTCCGACTGCGTATACATGGCTGCAAAGATGTAACTCTATCGGAGAGATTTCTTTGAGTACAGAGACAATTGATGCATCTGCCATCGAAGATGAGCAGACAAGAAATGTTGCAGGCAGACAGGATACCGGCGGAGACTGGACAATTTCGTTCAACTTGACAAACGAAACAGAAACGATTTACCAGAAAATGTTGGAAGATGCGGCAGAAGGACTGGCAGCCAACAAGAGAACCTGGTTTACTGTTTGGAGTCCGAATCTTACTAAGGCATTCTTCATTGTTGCTCAGCCGGGCGGTAAAATCCCGATGCCTGCGGTTGATCAGAATGAATTGCTGGTAGCAGAGCTGTCTCTGGCAATCGATGAGTATAAAGGTATGTTGACAGCGATTAAACCGACAACAGATGGAGAAGATGTGTAGATCATAAAATCAAGGATAGGGAGGTATCTTGATTATGTACAAGACATTAACTATTGGTGGTAAGGATTATCATCTTGAATACACTCTGGAGGCTTCTTTGTGTTCCGATTGCATCGATAGATTAATCGAGTTTTTGGGAGGAGTCTCCGGTTCTGCGTATTTGGCTGATGATGCTTTTGCAGAACTCGATCCGGATTCACGAAAAAAAGTGATTAAAGAATCTGTGCAGGGAATTAAAAATGAGATTTCGAAATTGCCTCAGACTGCAATTTTGATGCTTTATGCTGGATTGCAGGAGTATCATGGAATGGATGGAGATGGAACCGTATCCTCCATGCATGACGCCAAGAAAATTGCAAAGCAGTATATCCAAGAGCACTCCGAGGATGGTACTGGAAATTTTTATGATTTGTTCACAATTTGCCTTAATCAGATGGCGGAAGATGATTTTTTCGTTCGAACCGGTCTGAACAAGATCATGAGTCAGGCTATGAACACGGAAGAATCGAGCGAACCGAAACCGAATCGGGCGCAGAGACGGGCAACATCCAAAGTCAAAAAACTTTCAGAGAATTAATTCTCAATGAGTTAATCCCATCGGCTTTGGAATGTGGTTTATCCGAAAAAGATGCTTTCCATATGACATTTGGTGCAGTTAAACGGCATATTGATGCATATTGGAAACGTCGCAAAAACGAGTGGGAAAGAACTGAATATCAAGCGTGGCTAATTGGAGCATATACCATGAATGCCATTGCGGCGGCTTTTTCTAAAAAAGCCAAATACCCCAAAAATCCATTGGAGCAAAACAAACCTGTTGATGTTTCAAATCTGAATGAGGAACAATTGGCAGATATGCAGGAGAAATATTTACTTCAATTGGATTTCATGGCGCGAAGCTATAAAAAGAAAGAGGCGGATGAACAGTAATGTTTGTCCGCTTTTTTTATTACCGGTACATGAAATGAAATGTAACTGTTGACCTCAAACAAATGGAGGTAGAAATGGCAGCAGATAATGTTATAGATTCTTTATTATTGGAAATAGCCAGTGATGTAGGGGGAGCGGACGCATCAATTGAGCGAATGTCAAATGCGCTGGAGAAACTGGCATCCAGTGTGAATATGATTGATATTCGTAAGCTGACGAATTTATCATCTACATTTACAAAGTTATCAGGATCCGCAACAGAGCTTCAAAATACTATGAAAGGTATTGATTTGTCTAGTCAAGCGGGTGGAAAAAATACAATAAGTTCCGAGCTTGGAAATCTCAAAGCTACAGTTTCTGAAGTAACGAGTGCAGTAAAAGAGAAAACCAAAGCATTTCAGCAAGAGGGCAGCGTCGTTTCTGCGTCTGTGAAAAATGAAATCACTTCTCTGACGTCGATGGAAAGCACGATTCAGCGAATCACTTCCATGCTCAGTGGAATGTCAGCGCAGGGGGCAAATGCCACCAATGGTATTTCGTCCGCGGCTGGAATGCAGGAGATCGGGCAGACGTCAGCCGGGATCCAGCAATTAGCATCCAATTTGGCAATGCTGAATGGAATCCAGTTTGATGATACTGGAATCAGAAACATCGCGACGGCGATCGGAACGCTTGGCAGAAAGACAGTCACTCAAGCGGCAGCCAATATTCCAGTACTGATTGCACCTATCAAAAATCTGTCCTCAGAATTAAAGGGATTGGATTTTAGTGGGTTTGATGTACAGGGATTGACTGAACTTGCTAATGGAATTTCAAAGCTTGGAACAGTAACGGCTACCAGAGCTGCCAGTGGAAATATTACCAGTCTGGCAAAAGCACTGAAGGAGATGCTGACAACATTGTCAACCGCACCGAAAGTCAGCAAAAATGTGCTTGAAATGACACAGGCTCTGGCAAATTTGGCAAATGCAGGTAATAAGGCTGGAAACAGTTCTCGAAATCTGTCAAAAGGCTTGTTGTCATTGCCAAGTGCATCTAGCAAGGCTAAGAAATCCTTCTCTGGTCTGGCCGGTGCGATTGGAAAATTCTATGCGACTTATTGGATGTTGCTTAGGGCATTACAAGGGTTTAAGAAAGCGATCGATATTTCTTCAGACCTAACAGAGGTTCAGAACGTTGTAGATAACGCATTCGGCGATTACGCAAGCAAGGTTGATGAACTGACTCAGCATTCTATCCAGGACTTCGGCATGTCTGAGTTGACTGCGAAACAAATTTCTGGTCGTTTCCAGGCAATGGGAATGGCGATGGGATTTGCACAAGGTAAGATGTCTGATATGTCCATCGAATTGACTAAGCTAGCAGCGGATATGGCATCTTTTTATAACGTATCTCAGAAAGAAGTTGCGAGAAGTTTACAGGCTGTATTCTCAGGTGAGACAGAACCGTTAAGAAAATACGGCCTAGACTTAACCCAAACGACATTAAAAGAATATGCGTTAAAAAACGGTCTTGATGCTAACATATCTTCGATGACACAAGCACAAAAGACGATGCTACGTTATCAGTATGTCATGGCTAATACGGCCATCGCGCAAGGAGACTTTGCACGTACTAGCGGTACGTGGGCCAATCAGACGCGAATTTTAGTACAGCAATTCCAGCAATTAGGCGGAATTGTCGGTGGCGTTTTAGTTAATGCATTCAAGCCGTTTATTACAGCATTGAATAGTGTCATGAAATCGGTAATTGCTTTTGCAAAAACGGTGGCAAATGCGCTTGGCGCGATCTTCGGCTGGACAATAGAAATTGATGCCGGAGGACTGGCGAATGATTTCGATGCGGCTGGTGCTGGTGCAGAGGATATGGCAGATGGAACCGGTAAAGCTGCTGATAATGCGAAGAAATTGAATCGCTATATTGCTGCATGGCATGAAGTAAACAACATGACATCAGACGATGGTTCCGGATCCGGCGGTAAAGGCGGTGGCGGTGGTGCTGGTGGCGGAAACGCTAATGGTGCAGATGCCAAACTGGTGCGGAGAGATTCTATTCTGGAGAAATACAAGAGTGAAATTGATTCTCTGTACGAACTGGGAAAATATATTGGAACCACACTGACAAATGCTATGAACGGAATTGATTGGGATAGCGTTTATCAGAGCGCGGAGAATTTCGGTAAAGGTTTGGCAAATTTTTTGAACGGTCTGATTTCTCCAGATTTGTTCGGGGCATTAGGTCGAACGATTGCCGGAGCGCTGAATACAGCACTGCATTTCCTTGATTCATTCGGAACTACATTTGACTGGAAAAACTTTGGTGCTTCCATAGCGGCAGGCGTAAACCAGTTTTTTTCCACTTTTGATTTTGGATTATTAGGGCATACGATTAGCACGTGGGCGCTTGGCTTATTGACAGCAATTAATGAGGCACTGTCAAAAATCAAATGGGAGATGATCGGTCAGCAGATCGGAAAATTCCTCAATAGTATTGATTATGCCAAAATCCTAGCAAGTGTCGGAAAGGCAATTTGGAACGGAATTAACGCAGCTTTTAACCTTTACAAAGGAACATTTGAAACAGCACCATTACAGACGGCGTTGCTCACATTGGTTGGTGTAACGGCGATGTTGAAAACCGGAAACATTCAGAAATTTGCGAATGCTTTAGGAAATAGTGTTGGAAAAGCGAAACTGTTTATAACGGCTTTAGGAGGTAGTACGGATGCCATTGTGGCGTTAAAAGAAGCAGCGCCGAAAGCTGAAAAAGTTGTGGTTTTGCTTAGAACTGCATTTACTACATTTAGAGATTCCGTACAGAGTGGAAATTGGCTTGGCGCATTACCAACAACATTACAAGCAATTGGAAGTCAATTGTCTACTTTTGCTCAATATGCACTAGGTATTGGAGCCGTCGCCGGAGAATTTTTCACTTTATATAATGCAGCTGAAAATTTGGCAACAGGAACAGGAAATCTGACCACAAACATCATGGCTATTATAACTGCTGCTGGATTGGCAAGTGCTGCGCTTTATACAGCGTTCGGACCAGCCGGATTAGCAGTGGCAGCGATTACAGGTATTGTTTCTTTGTGGAGTGGTTTTCTTAAAGGATTATCGGAAACACCAGAACTCGATGAATGGGTAAACAATTTCGATTCCCGCCAAAAAGACATCAATCAGCGTATCGAGGATCTGAGAGATTCCACGCAAAAGATGAAGGATGATTTTGGAACTGCCGGAGAAGCACAAGCCAAAATGGCAGAAGATATGGCAGATAAGTACGAAGCACTTCATAGCAAGGCTAACCCGACCGCAGAAGACATCTCTTTAATGAAACAGTATAGCAAGGATCTGGTTCAGATGTACCCGGAACTGGAGCAGTACTTTAACGGGGAAACAGGTCTTTTGGAAGTCAACCGTGATGAACTTCAAAAAACCATTGATAAGCAGAAAGAGTTAGCACAAGCTAAAGCTGCTATGAGTTCTTTGGAAGAGTCTTATGAAAAGCAGATTAAGGGCGAAAAAGCAGTTGCGGATGCGGTTGATGCCCAGACAGAAGCCAGGAAGAAACTTTTGGAGTCGCAAAAGAAAATTGATGAATATAAGAAAAAGGCAGAAGCTGGCAGAATTGGTGGAGAGGGTAGTATGACAACCACCTACGATCCGTTCGGTGTAGAATGGAGAAAAATTGACGCTGAATACCAGGCAGCAAATGATGCGTTTAACCAAGCAACGGAAACACTGGGAAATACCAGACAAGCGTTGTCAGATGTTAATGGAGATATCGAATATTTCAGTACCGCCTATCAAAACGCGGCTACAGGAGTAGCAACAAACAATCAAACCATTCAAACTGGTATTGAAGGGCTCAAAACAGAGTTCCAGAATCTTGGTATCACGATTACCGATGATTTCGCCCAGAAAATTGCAACCAGCGACAGTATTTCAGTCACGGCTATTGAGGGGATGTTCTCTAAGATGATGGAGCAGACACAGTTATCAGCGGAAGAACTGAAAACTTTGTTTGGACAGATTGCTCCGCAAATGACTGATGAGTTTATCGGAGTTCTTGCCAATAAGTCCCCAGAAGTTCAGTTGAGTGTAACAACACTGTTGGCAAATATTTCTTCTGGTGTACAGGCAACACAGCCACAGCTTGAAAGTTTGTTCAAGAGTTTGGGAATCACACTTCCGTCAGATTTGATTACAAACCTCGCCAGTCAGAATGCCGGAGTTCAAAGCACGGTGATTGGTCTGCTGACGGAGGTAAATAATGGTGTTCAACTGAAACAGCCAGAGTTGATTAATCTGTTTAATGGTCTTGGCCTGGATGTGCCGGATGAATTGATTAAAGCGATTGCAGGCAAGGAATCAGAGACACAAACAACCGCCATTAACCTGTTGCAGCAAATTGATAAGGCAGAAGCTAGTGAGCGCGGACCATTGGTGAATAAACTGAAACAATTAGGCCTGGATGTAGATCAGAACCTGATTGAAGGTATTAAAGATGAAGGGCTCAAAGGGCAGTTATCGGATGCATCTAAGGATTTGCCCAGGACTGTTCATGACAGTGCGAATTCGGCTAGTAACGAAGAGGGCAATAGCATGGAAAGCGTCGGAAAGTTCATGCTAGAAGGATTTCTTAGGGGTCTTAAAAACAATGGATTATTGGGAAGTATTGGAGCAGCCGCTAGGAATTTGGCATCTATTGTAGTTGGCCAAACAGAAAAAGAAGGTGGAGTTGCATCCCCATCTAAGGTCATGAAAAAAGTTGGCGCGTATTTCGTCGAAGGATTCAATCTTGGAATTACGGATAACGCTGATTCCACATATGATGCGGTAAAAGGATGGGCAAAAGGCATAAACAAGAATTTCGCCTTGCAGACTCCAACGGTAAACTTTGACTTGCCGAAAAAACCGAATCTCAAATCTGCATCTCTTGACATGGATGCTCTCTCCTTGAATATGCAGGGAGAGATGGATGTCAAGATGGCAGAATACGCCTACCAGATGAAGCAGTTGCAGAACGCGATCAGCGAACAGAATCAAATTTTGGAAGAAATGAACAGTAAAGGTTTAGTCTTTGATGACAATGCGTTCCAGAGAAAATACAAGAAAGCAGCCACTTCGTATCGGAAACGGACTGGTAAACAGTTAGGCGTGTCGTTTTAATATCAAAAAGATCCCCTGGGAAAATTTCTGGGGGATTTTTTAATTTAGGGGTTGACATTTTACGTGTAACCATTTAATATTATTTGTGCAACCAAAAAAGAAAGGAGGCATATGAATGGCATTATCAAAAGGCAGACCACCATCAAAAGATCCTAAGAGAAATGACACAAAAATAAGGCTGACTGATGAAGAGGCACGTAAGTTGTCATATTGTTCTGAAAAGTTAGAAAAAACAAAATCGGATGTGATTAGAGCAGGCATTGATATGGTATATGCCGAGGTTACAAAAAAATAAGAGATTCGCCCCTACCACAGTTAGAATCTCTTAGGAGGACATTATGAGTGCCAAAATGGGCAGACCGCTTAAAGGATGTAGTATTTTAGCTCATGAAGTTAAAGCGAGAATTGATGATCGCACATATAATGAACTTCAACAATATTGTATAGAAAATGAGCTTAAAACAGCAGAAGCAATACGATATGCTATTTTAAAAATGTTAAGCGAGAAAAAAGAATAGGA